CGGCCGCTTCTGAAACCAACGCTGTTTTCAACACATGATACAGCCCCGTTTCCGGATCTTTCACCACGATCACGATCGGAGAAAGCTCGTCCAACGACTTGCCATTGAACAAAGCGTTCCGCAAATCCCGGCGGTCAATCGTCCCACCGCCGATCACATCCTCAATAATCTTTTCAATTCCGGGAGGATACTGGAATTCTCTTTCTCTTTTTCTGTACATAACGTTACACTTTTCTTGGATTATTCAATACCCAGGTTCACCACACCGGGATTATTTGCGCTCTTGTCGGCATCCTGATCCATCAGCTTCGCCCAATCCGCCTCGGAACGCTCCGGAAGATTCACGGAACCGGGAGCGTAATCACCACGGGCCACGGCATCATCGATCGCCTTTTGCTGGATTCCGGTAAACTCTTCGGAAAGCTCATTGATTTGATCCTCGATAGAGGTTTCCGAAGCCAAGTCCACACGTCCCAGCCAGCTATCCGGAAGACCGGCATCCTTCAACTGCTTACGGACTGTTTCTTTCTTAGCCTCGTTTGCCGAGTTGGTAATGGAATCGCCCACCTTCTTAGCCATATCATCGACGCTCTTCCTCATACTTTCCAGATAAGCTTTCAGTTCCGGGCTAAGATCCTTTAACAGTTCTTCTTCCGTTTTCTTGTTCTTATCCGGATCTTCTACCGGTTTACCATCCTTCAACCCATGCTTGGCTTCATAAGCGGCGACAGCGGCCGTTTCAGCCGTAGTCTTAGCTTCATTCTCCGCTTCTTGGATTGCCGGAAGAATATTATCCTTGAACAGGTCCACGAAAGCCTCCATCCCCTCGGCTTTCTCAATCTTGAACGTTTTCTGAATACGTTCCGCATACTTCTCCGGCACGCCTTTCGTCTTACATGCCGCCTTGATTAAATCTAAAATTGTCATAAGAGTTTTCTGTTTAAAATATAAGGGAGGGGAAATTTTTCCTTGCACAATTCAGAATTAGTGCTCATCTTTGCGGTGTCTATCATATTTAACTAAGGGATGTGGGCATTTTTTATGCACACACATTTATTGTATAACGATATTTGGTATTCGTGTACCCCTGTGTGGAACTGTAATGGGACCACAACATCCCTTGGAATGTGATAGACAGCAGGAAAGGCACGAATACCTTTTTTTATTATATATGTCTATCAATTCCAAGGATTCCAATGCCGCCAACAATAGTAACGGCAAAAGAACGGCCAAACCCTCCGAAATGGGTAAGTACTCCACTCCAGAACTGCAAGCCGCTTTCAATTCCGGTCGAGAGATAGGAAGAACCGAAGGAATGCTATACTACATCAAGCACGCTTCCGAGAACATGCAAAAGGAGGCTGAGAAGTTAAATTCGAAACTACAGGCACAAAAAGCGAAAGTATAATAGAGATATTACGTGGCAATTGAGTAAACAATTTAGAGGGCATCGGGTGTATTCTGTAAACTGCCACTTTACTACAGAATCCCCGTTGCCCTCATTTTCTTTAATGAAGCAACCATTCAGCGAACTCCTCATGATCCATCATAATCGGTGTAGCCACACATATACAGTGCGGATGCCATCCGGTAAACTTGAAATCTTTCGGATATTTGCCAGCCTTGGCATCACACACAGGACACGGCCCGTGATTCGTCGGCGAACGCTCCACCTCTATACCAGTCACAAAATCCATATTCTGCCAACGCTCGTAGTCGGCAGTACGAAACGCTTTATTTGTTTTCGTCGCAGCCAAGCGAAGAGCATTTTTATAAGACGAGCGATAAACACCCTGCCCCGGATGATAATCTTTCATCGGTTGGGATGGGACCAATTTGCCATTCGCATCCCTTACACGGCGGAAACGACGGTTGGGTTCGTTTAGTAATTGCCGTATATCTTGGCTGATCAACGCTGCCGGACGACCGGAGGACAAACCCGAAGAAAGATAATACTCCAGATTATCCATAGCTCCGTCCGTTATATCCCAAACACGGGAGGATATAGTTTTGCCAAATTCATCTTTACGCTTCAATAGGGTATTCAGCGCATCGCCATTCCGGGAAAACAACTTTTCCCTTAGCGTAGTGGATATAGCCATATCCTTGATATAGCCCGTTACCAGTTCATCCGCTTTCCTATTGCCTAAATTCCAGACTTCGGTAGCCGTATTGGATATATTGCTTACGAGCTGCGTATGCAGGTCATCCAACAGACGTTCGATTTGCTTCTCTATGGTAGCGTTGCCTATCCATACACGGTCACCTCCATGATCCGACCATTTAGCCAAAAGAGGTCCTATCCTACGGACAAACTCGTCAAACGAATACTTTATGCTGCCTTGTTGCCGGAACAGACATTGCAGGAATTGTCGCTCATGAAATGATAGTTCTTTCATTCTCCATATCCCATTGTTAAGCCGATCATATTATTGCGTTGCGCTGCTGTATCTTCCTCTTCCTCCATCAGCTTCATTTCTTCGTCCAAGTCTTCTGTTAGCGGAGAATGAGCCGTAACCGTGCGTTGGGCGTTGATCGGTTTACCTCCATTGGCAAGGGACAGAGTTTGCAATGTCTCGGACAGATCTTCCGGCAAAATGGAACCAAATTCCACATCGATCAGGTTGTTCACCAATTGAGGACGGTACTTGATGTTGGTAATATTGCATATCCCAGCCAACACGACCGACACGCAACGCTGAACCACCGGACCGAATATTTCCATGTTCTCACTCGCCTTGATAGTTGCATCCATCAGCATGAATTTACGAGCGACACCGGACAGGTTGCCAATGCCTTTCAAGTTATCAAAAGAAAGATCCGGCGTAGATGTACCAGCAAATTGTTCGTTTTTCGTTTCTTCCAATTCTTTATCTACAGATGGCTGGGAGCCAGTCCATGTCAGATAGTCCGCATCTCCATGATACTCCTTGCCGGATACTTCATCGACCTTAATGGGGAAATTAAGGTCTTTCCCGGTTGTTTCCTTAGAAGGTAAATCGGAATCGCCATACGTTTTCAAGATTGGTTCCGCAAAGTAGTCGTTAGTGTCGGCCATACGGGATAAACGCATTTCCCGCGCATCCATGATACCGGCAACCTCGTCCCATTCCGGTTGGAAAACATCTGCATACACGACCGGAATCTTTCCGAATAGATTGGGAACCTCTTTTATTACCCAGCCACCCATTTCATCGATAGCCGTAATAATCTTATCTGCTGTCCAAATTGTACAGCTGTTCCGGATCATACCATTAGAGTTCACTTGGTAACGATGGATAAAGGCATCCATATCGTCGTTATCATCGAAGTGGGGATAAAATTCAGAGAAAGTATTTTCATTACGAGGAACAGAAAGCGTCTTAACCTTCAATTCCGTAATCAATTTGCCGTCTAATCCTTTGGAAGTATACGGATAGAATACAAGAGCAGCCTTACTTTCAGAAAGCACCTTACGGGCGAACGACTTCAAGACGGATTGCATTTTCAATCGGCGTTCCCATACACGTTTGAACTCTTGGAAACCATCGTTCTGATCTGTTCCCGTAATCGTCATTTGCCCGCCAAACAAGAAGGCGACAGAGGTACGCACCTCCTTTTTCGGGAAGTTGGTAACGATACGTGCCACATCGACAATCTTGTCTTCCAACCGTAACGGTTCCCCATTCTTATCCTTCAATGTCTCCGAATAGACTGCCAGCCGTTTCGGTTCACGCCAGCCGACAGAGGTTTTACGCCGACGGCGCTCACCGTGATATTCTCTGTAATATTCCCTTGGTTCCCGGTATTCTATCGTATCGACACATAGCGTACTAACTACCTGCCCAAAATCTTCATTTGCAAGGATGTCGTTTATACTTGGCATATACTTTTTTAATAAAATATATGCCAAATAATTATTTACTTAATAAGTGGGCAACTTTCTATTTTTAGAGTATCAATATTCATTCTCATCTCTTTTATCTCACAATAAGGATGAACTTCTTTTAAATTTCTCACAAAATCTTCTTTATTAAAGTCTTTGTTTTTTTCAATTCGACAACCTAAATAAATTTCTTTTATAGCATCAAAACAATATATATCTCGTTTAGGGGGATTAAATGCAATCATCCTATATTCATGTTCATACTCCCAAGCGCTTGATTTCGTAGTCAACATTTTCACTATATACTCATCATAATGAGACCCATTGTTAGAAAATTCAACTTCTGGTCTTTTATCCTGAGGACAAACAGGTAGTATTTTATACCCCGATATTTCCTCTAACTTTTTAGCATCAAATCCAATACATACCCCTTTATGAGAATCAGCATAATGAGCCCACAATAAATCATTATTACAATCAGAAGATGCACAAAAGACACCGTATTTTTTTAAATCCTCTTTTATCTTGGGAGTAAAAAATTCCCGAATATAAGATGTTACAGACTCACTTTGCCAATCAATATCATTAAAATCTGGCATATCTTTTAAGCATGGATACAAATTCAGTACTTTTTCTTTAGTGATACCCTTATATTGCGGAACAATTTGTCCTTCAAATGGATCATTCAAGCTTTCAAAAGCTGATAGATAAATTTGACCATCAAATAATAGTCTTTTAGTAAATTCATTCAACGAACCATTTTTTCCATACAAAACTCTGTATTTATATAATATATCTCCACTCATGTCTCTTTTATTATTTTCACAAAAATAGTATTTATCTAGCTCTTGCAACCTGTCTAGTCCTATTATTTTGACACAACCCGATAAACTCTACATTCTCCGCAAGTATCGTCATACCGTCAGGTGCATCGTCATGCTTGTTGCCTCCCTCTTTCTTATAGCTGGTCAATGCTTTCATAAACCGGTCGTAATCCGAACCTTTCTTATACTCGCCTTCTGCCAAGAAATAACAATGTTTCTTGATCCAACCTGATTTCAGCAAGATGCGGGTTTCCTTATTGGCAGTTGTCGGTTTCGCCTGAATGATACATTTCTCGTTCTTTGCCTTTACCGCCTTACGAACATTGAGAGCGAATATGCGACCACCGTTGTTACTCTCGATACGCATATTGTCGCAACGAGTATCAAGGATCAAGGAAACCAACTTCGGTTCGGTGATCTCGACATTATCTTTCGTAAACAGCACATCGGTAATGAAATACTTCGTACCGAATACCTTGGCAATCGGAGCACAGAAATCATCGTCTCCCTCGTCAGCCACATCGGTAGCTCCGATAACACCGTCCGGTTGCTTGCCCTCAATATCAGCCAATTTAAATCGGTTAAGCTCCGATTTAGGGAACAACAACCCGATTGCCTCGATC